GCTTTACCTTTTTGCAGCATCCGCAAAGGCTTATCTTTTATGTAACAAAATATATCAGAATTTTTGTACCACTTAGGATAACCTAGCAGTGCATGCACATAGCATTCTTTATCTAACTTTATATTAGGATTTTCATGCAGCACTTTATCTAATAAAACTGTGAATATTGTGCTTTCTGTATTTTTGATATATCTATTGCTTTCAATCGCTTTTTGTATTTTTTTCATAGTAAAGGTATAATTATTAATATCATATTTATAAAGGGTAAAAATGAATATAGGATATATCGGAGTAGGTAAATTAGGCTTGCCTTGTGCAGAAGAAATTGCAAAGAAAGGTCACACGGTAAGAGCATATGACATTGAACCTTTTCCTAGCGAACTAGTAGATTTTAAACCCTCCGTTGAAGCATGTGTTCGAAACTGTGACATTGTTTTTATAGCAGTGCCTACCCCTCACGATAGTGACTACGATGGCAGTAAGCCAACACATCATTTGCCACCAAAAGATTTTACTTATGATACTGTAAAGTCTGTTCTCAAAGAAGCAGACGAACACATGAACCAAGATCAACTATTAGTGTTAATATCTACTGTATTGCCTGGCACTACTAGAAGAGAATTTATTCCGCTTGTTAACAACACAAGATTTGTTTATAACCCCTACCTTATAGCAATGGGCTCTGTTGCTTGGGATATGGTGAATCCGGAAATGATCATGATAGGAACAGAAGACGGAAGAGAAACTGGTGATGCAAAGCAGTTGAGAGAATTTTATGATACTGTAATGGAAAATGATCCTCGCTATGTGATAGGCACGTATGACGAGTGCGAGTGTATCAAGGTTTTTTATAACACTTTTATTTCAGCAAAAATTTCTCTTGTAAACATGATACAAGATGTTGCAGAAAAGCAGAAAAATATCAATGTTGATGTTGTGACAGAAGCACTGGCTAATTCTGTCAAGCGTATTATGAGCCCTCAATATATGACAGCAGGGATGGGAGACGGCGGGTCGTGTCATCCCAGGGATAATATTGCTCTTCGTTATATGGCACAGGAACTTGATCTAGGCTATGACCTGTTTGATGCAATTATGAGTGCAAGAGAGATACAAGCAAAAAACCTTGCCCTCGAATTAGTAAAGCATGCTAATGAAAATGATATGCCTATATACATACATGGTAAAGCATACAAACCTCAGGTTCCTTACACAGACGGATCATACAGCCTATTAGTTGGACACTATGTTCAAGAAGCAGGAATAAAACCTACTTACATAGACCCTTATACTGGCGACAATTATCAACCTACAGAACCTGGCATATTTCTAATGGCACATTCTGCTTCGGTAACCTATGATTATACAGCCGAAAAAACTCAAGATGAAATTTATTGTCCTATTCCGCCATTTAGCATCGTGATAGACCCGTGGAGGAAATTTACAAGTTCTGTAAGTAGAGTTATACATTATGGAAATACTAGACAGAAATAATATTTGAGTGTAATATAATTTAGTATGTATGATATCGTCTTTATATCCTATAATGAATCGAACGCAGATAAAAACTGGAAACTTTTAAAATCTCGTTTTCCTTCTGCTAAAAGAGTAGATGGTGTTAAAGGAATTCACCAAGCACACATCAAAGCCGCAAAAAAATGTTTTACAAAAATGTTTTGGGTAGTAGATGCGGATGCTGAATTACGAGATAAGTTTTCTTTCGATTACGAAGTAGATGAGTATAATTTAGACACTGTTCATGTATGGCGTTCGCAGAATCCTGTAAATGATCTTATCTATGGTTATGGCGGAGTAAAACTCCTTCCTAGAATTAAGACCCTAAAAATGGATACTTCTAAACCCGACATGACAACTAGTATATCCAAAAGTTTTAAAGCAATTCAAGAAATATCAAACATAACAGCGTTCAATACCGATTCATTTTCTGCTTGGCGATCAGGTTTTAGAGAGTGTGCGAAACTTGCTAGTCAAACAATAGATAGACAACTCAACTCAGAAACAATTGAACGCTTAGAAACATAGTGTAATAACGGCGTAAATCGACCGTTTGGCATAGATGCTATAAAAGGCGCCAAAGAAGGTAGAAAATTCGGTGAAGAACATAAAAACAATCCTGATGAATTACAAAAAATAAACGACTTTATATGGCTAAAAGAATTTTATGCTAAACGTTAATGCAATTAAGACGGTTCACATTGAACTTACAGATAAGTGTCAAGCACAGTGTCCTATGTGTGCAAGAAATTTTCACGGAGGAGCATTGCGGCCGTTTATCAGAGGCGGGGATATCTCTATAGAAGATTTTAAAGAATGGTTTCCGGAACAATTTTTGTCTCAACTAGAAAATTTTTATAGTTGCGGTAACTATGGTGACCCTGCATTTGCTAGAGATTGTCTAGAAATTTATGACTATGTAAGAAAATGTAATCCTCATACACGTCTTTCTCTTCACACAAATGGTGGAATGCGTAACAAAGAATGGTGGCATAGATTAGCAAAGACAATAGGCATACAGGCCAACTCTGAAGTTGTTTTTGCAATAGATGGATTTAAAGGAAAGCATGAATTATATAGAAGAAATACTAATTTTGACAAAGTTATAGAAAACATGTGTGCCTTTATTGCAGCAGGCGGCGTAGCAAAAGTAGACAGCCTTGTTTTTGAGCATAATGAACACGACACAGAAGAATTAAAAAGATATCTCATTGATCTAGGAGTCAAGGCAGTAAATTTTGTTCGTACCACTAGATTTTATGAAATGACTGAATTCAAAGTTTTAGATAAAAAAGGAAATTTTGAATATAATCTAAAGCCATCTCAAAGAGAAGAATACAAAATGTCACCTAATTATTCTCTTGCAAGATTATTAGATCAGGATTATAGAAACACAGTTATTAAAGATAGCAATATTATTCCTAGATGTCAAACTGAACAAAGCATATATATAGATCCTTATGGTAATGTTTTTCCCTGTTGCTGGATAGGAGGAGAATATCAAGAAACTCCTATAAAAGAAGACTTGCCTATTCATATTCTAAGAAATATTACTGTAAAAAATTCACAAGACATGCTAGATGTTATCGGTGTGCCTAATTGCAAAGATAGAATTTTTTATAGCAACTCTAATTTATGGAAAAAATTACCAGATTATTGGCAAGGCGAAAAAAAATGTTTCACGTGTGCCAGACAATGTTCTACTATGATGTATGATGTAGGAAAGTATGTCTGATTTCAATAAAATACCATTTGATAAAATAGTCAAACTGGGCCAAAAGACTCTCCTAGACCACCGTCTTTTCTCAGTTTCCTGGATCCTGGCTAGATATTGTAATTATTCATGCTCTTACTGCTGGCCATACGCAAGATCTAGTGTCTCAGATCATCGTCCTCTAGAAACCTACTGTAGTGTAATGGATGATATCAAGGCACAGAGTCGTCTCAATGGTTTCGACAGTTTCCACTTCAGTTTTTCCGGAGGCGAACCAACTGCGTACAAGCATTTTCTTAAACTGATTGAACACTATGCTGATGATAGCCTGCCTGAGTATCAAAGCATACATATGACTACTAATCTGTCACCAGGTTCGAAATGGTGGAACCGATGGATTGCTGCTACAGAGAATCTCAGCAGAAGATCTATCACTGCAAGTTTCCACGCAGAATTTGCCGATGAACAACAGTTCGGCGACAAGTGTCTTCAACTGACTGACGCTGGGATATTTGTCACAATCAATCAGGTAATGGTGCCAGAACTGTTTGACGAATACTGGGAACGCTGCCAGCGCTTTGCTGACCGGGGCATAAACGTCACTGTAAAGCCTCAAAGCGACCCTACAGCAAGTTTTGTAGTGCATGGGTATACTCAGGCACAGGTTGACTGTTTACAGACAGGCTTTCCGCAGCATGCTAATGGCGAAGAACTTGCGCAAATGAGACTGACGGACGATGTCGGTACCGAGTATGACTTAGATCAAGCCGAGCGACTTAATGCGTTTGGATTTAACAAGTTCAAAG